AGCTACGCCTACAGGCTATTCATCTCTCAACACGCTAACGCAACACTGTCTCACAGACAAGGGGGCTTCTACGTTCGCTAAGATTGAATCAGAGCTTGATAAAATCAATCAATAAATTCATTATATTCGCATTGTAAGAATAATTGATTACTGGGGAGTAGAACTTTGGACGGCTTCTCCCTTTTTATTAGTCTCTAAAGCCCTCATAATGAGGGCTTTTTTATTTGGTATCTTTGCAATAATAAAGGAATTCCATGACATCAGCATCCATCGTCACCGTATACAACACCCTGATTGATTTGGTTAATAAAGACCAGCGAGGGATGGTGACTCCGAGTATATTTAATTCGTTCGCTCAGTTGGCTCAGGTAAAGGTTTTTAACAAGATGTTTGACAATCTTGTAAAAGGCAAAAACTTGAGGCTAAGAGGTCTTGATCCTGGGGACGACAAGAGTATGGTGAAGAGGATAAAGGAGGACTTGTCATACTTCATTAAGACATCTGACATTACAAAGGCAAACAGTGTTTTCAGCAAGCCCACAGACCTCGCCCGAACGGTGAGTTTGTCTACAAAGGGTGTGTTTGCATTCAACACAGCAACGGAGATTCCTATTGAAATCATTTACGACAAGGACAAGCTGAGAAGGATACTTAGGAGTCCTGTTGTTGCGCCAAAGGAAAACTACCCCATCGCTATGGTGGAGGAGGACATCACGGTGTATCCAGACTCTGTAAACAAAATCACTCTGACATACTACAAGATTCCGCAGTCAAGGAACACCACCACGGACGCAAGGGAGGCTTTCCCACCATCAATATCTTTCATCTCTACAACGGGTGTGGCAGATGAAGCAAATAGCAAAAACTTTGAATTGCCGGAACACTACACAGACGAGCTGGTGTTTGAGATAGGGAGCATGATAGGATTGAATTTGAGAGACTCTGACGTATTCAACTATTCACAAGTTAAGGAGAAAGAATAATGGCAAGGAACACGATAAGCATAGATGATGTAGTGAATGAATTCATCCTGCTCAACGATGAGGATGGATACGTTAGCCATGCCACAGAGAGCGTCATCAGGAACTTTGCCCTGCGTGGTGTACGGGAGATGGGCTTTGACATTATGAAGCGCATCAAGTCACTCCTGCTCACGCCAAATCAGACACTCGGAACTGTCGAGCTTCCAGACGACTTTGTGGACTGGACGAAGATAGGTGTGATTGGTAGTGACGGGTTGATGTATGTGTTTGGAGAGAATAAGTACATCACAGACACGATGAAGTACAAGCTAGACTCCAATGACAACCCAATCGATTCGGACGGTGATGGGGTGAACGACAGGGTGGATGCTAAGGTGGTGGGAGACGGAGATTCCATCTTCAAGGGCTACCAGAGCTACATCTACAGAAACTACCTCTACGAGTCCACGGAGGGCGGGATTTATGGCATTGGAGGTGGACGATACTCTGGTGAGTTTAAGGTAAACTACGAGCAGAACAGGATTGACCTTGCCATCAATGACAGCGTTAGCGAGGTGGCTATTGAGTACATCGCTGACGAGGCACGATCTTCCAACCCATCCGTACACATCTACGCTGAGAATGCCTTGCAGAGTTACATATACTACAGGCTCATTGAGCGTAAGGCAGGCGTTCCTATGGTGGAGAAGCAACGTGCAAGACAAGAGTATTACAACGAGCGCAGACTCGCCAACTCACGCATGAAGAGCTTCACTAAGGAGGAGGCTATGAAGACGATCAACAAGAACTTCAAAAGCACTGTGAAGACTTAATATGGCTATAGATAAGCTAACACCACGATACCTCAACTTTGAAGACGATGAGAGACTCGTAAAGAGGATTGAGATGACAGATGCCGTAAACATCAGGATTGACTCTGATGATGACGGGGATGCTGGTGTGATTAAGAATGTCGTAGGGAATACACAGGTGGGGTTGCTTGGTGACCCGCTACCTAGTGGTGACAACAAGGTGATAGGAAGTGTGCATAACAATGTGAAGGGAGAAATACTGTTCTTCGTTCACAATTCTGACAACAACCACAGGATATACAAGTACGATGATAACCTGGAGAAGGTTTTCACCGTGTACAAGAATGAGGCTACAGGGACTGTGGCTTCAGCAAGTGCAGACACTTTGGGTTTCAAGGCTACGGACTATGTAGATGCTGCTGTGCTTGTAGATAAGGATGGGGACACCCTCCTATACTTCACAAACGGAAGAGGAGAGCCTAAGAAGATAAATGTAGACAAAGCTATCAGGGGAGACTATCCTGACGGCTACGAAGGCGTGGAGGCGTACATTTCGCTTATTAAGAAGCCTCCGTTAGAGCCGCCTACATTTGAGTTTGAGTCAAGACCTGAGTTAGGAGCAAATAGGTTATTGGGTAAGCAGTTTCAGTTCGCTTGTCAGTATGTGTATGATGATGGTGAGGTGAGTGCAATATCCCCTATTTCCAAGATTACAAAACCAGCATCACATATAAATTTAGGTTTTTTCAACAACTTAGATTTAGTAGATATAGACAACTTAGTCAAGGTTTCGTGTAAAAGAATAAATTCTGATATAAAGAAGATAAGATTCCTTGCGAGAGAGGGGAACTCTGGTGTATTTTTTATAATTGAAGATGTAGATACAAGCTTCTCGTCTAGCGGTCTTGATGAGATTACCATAGAGTTTTCAAATGAAAAGGCTTACACTCCCATTTCAAACAACGAAAATAATAAGCTGTTTGATGCTGTTGGAATGGATGTCAGATCAATATCCATATCAGGAAATCGTATTTTTCTCGGAAACTACACTGAAGGGTTTGACTTAGATAGTAGTGTAAAGGAAAATTGCACCGTATTACCAAACTATCATCCCAAATCATCAGATGAGGATGTTTCTCACCCAGAAGATGATTCAGGTGTTATAGAGGGCGGTATGTTTATCAACCATTCTACACCAATAAGCTTTCCTATAAACACTGGTCTTAGGGATGAGTATTTAAGTCATTTTACTAAAATAGATTTATCATCTATAACGAGCAAAGATTTCAACTCATTTGTCAAGTTTAACTTGAGTTTTAATTTTACAAATCTATTTGCAACTTACTATAAGAATGGTAGGATTAAAAACACAGGTGTAATTGGTGATGATTTTGTGACATTGTTTCGACATGAGCTTGGAAATTTAGGGGACATTGTTCAAGTAAATCTCTCTCAGAATTACGCAAATAAAGAAGCTTTTGTTGATGACATTGTTTCGTCAATAAATAACTTGCCAGAATTTTCTGTTCTAACATCAGCTAGGAGTGGACCAGGCGGGGTGGTGAATGCTGCTGCGGCAGCTTCGAGTCGACATGGTGTTGAGTATACTGGAACAATGAAAATAAAGGTTGTAGCTCAAAGGAATTTCACTGGTTTCAGTGGGGCATTGGCTGGGGATTCAGTAGTCACTTTATTTCTAAAGCCTATTTCTGTTTCCGCTCAACCGACAAATAACAATTTTGATTTAACAGGTTTGGTGAATGTAGAGGAGACATTTTCTTCTCCCACAATACAAAATGCAGACAATATTTTTAATGGATTGCAGCTATTTACCCCAAGCCAAGGAGCATCAGTTCCAAGGACATCAGGTACAAGCAGTTCTGCCTCTGAAGTCTGTATTTTTACTGGCGGCAATTTTCATGCTAACGGACTTTTCGAAGTTGAGGCAAGTAAAGTTTCTTCATTCAAGGCTGGGGCTTCTCATGCTTTTGGTATTGTGTATGAAGATGAGAATGGTAGGCTGTCAACTGTAGCTCCCTTGCCAGATGCCCATGTGGATTGGTTTGATTCCGAGGCAAGACTTGGGAAGAAGGGGCGATCAAGTATGGTTATCAGGATACCAGAAACGGTAAAGCCTCCTGAAAACGCTGTCAAGTGGTTTCCAGTTTATTCGGGTAATACAACAGTGGGCAACTTCTTGCAATATACTGTGAATGATTCTTTTAACTTCAGTCCACAATCTACGTTGCAAGTTCCTCATACGGGAAACTTAAACAATAGACAGTATGTTTCGTTTAGGGGGTTCTCAGGAAAAGAAACTTCTTACTCTTCAACTTACAACCCAGAGATATCTTATTCATTTGCTTCGGGAGATGTTATGAAAATTGTTTCTGTCGGTGAACAGAGAAATGTAAATACTGAGTTTCCAATATTAGATTTCACAACGCTCACCTCAGATGAAAATCCACTTGGAACAATAAATGTAGCTTCAGCAGATAGTGGTTTTGAAAAGACGGGTGATTTTTTTATAATAAGATCAGAGGATAATGAAAATAAGTTTATAGCTCAAGGAGATTCCTCTGCCGCTTCTGGAAACGCTTGGAGAGACAAGTGTCTTGTTGAAGTTAGAACACCTAAATTTTCATCTGATAATTTGGTTTACCATCAAATAGGAGATTGTTTTGACATCGAGAATGCTGGAGCTTCTGACAGAAAACATTCTGGTCAAAGAACGGCAACATCTTTTACAGGGATAACCGTCTCCACCCTTGGAAACACTTGTATTATATTCAGCTCAGAAAAGATTTTTGTTGGCGATAAAATTTCTGTTAACTTATTTCCTACAGAAATAGTTGATATAAAACAAGTAACAGAAAATACTAATGAGTTTATTGCTATTGGAAAGACAATTGGATCATTAAGTTTGAGGTTAAATGCTGCGGCTACGGCTGAGTTGTCGGCATCTCAATCTAATGAGGCAGTGGTAGAGTTGTATGATGGGGATGTTTATTTTAGAAAACGAATACTCAACTATGGGTATTACGATGGAAACTCCAATAGATTAGATTCTTACATAGATGATGTAGAGGATTATAAGTTTCACGACTTCATAAAAAACAGCTCAAATGATTTTGGTAAGCCTAATGCTTATTCAGAAGATGAAATTAGAGTGAAGAGGAATTCGTCTATAACATACAGCGATGCGTATGTCATGGATAGCGACAGACTCTCTCTTTCCTCATTCAACAACAGCCTTGCAAACTTCTTTGACATAAAGAATAAGTATGGTGCTATACAGAGGCTAATCGATATAGAAGATGCTTTTTATGCTGTACAAGAACATAAAGTGAGTTTGTATCCCGTTAACAGAAACATCATTCAAAATCTTAATGAGGGAGGTCAGCTTGTTACGGGGGATAGTGTTGTAAACGAGAAGTCTGGAAAAGCTATGTCTGGAGATTACGGATGTGGTAACGATCCAGAGGCTGTGGTGTACTATGAGGGTGTACTTTACTTCGTGGACAGAAAGGCGAACAAAGTGTTTTCCGTTTCGTCTTCCGGCATAAAGGAAATCTCTGACATCTTCGCAGATTCGTATATAGCAGACAAGCTGGAGAAGGCAGACAAGGGAGGAGAGTATAACATCTACAGCGGGATTGACCCCAACAACGATGAGTATTTGCTATCCACCCGCACGATTGTAAACAAAACGATAGACGTTGACCAAGGAAACTTGTATGTTCTCCCAGCGAACAGCGGAGTGGGACAGGCAGACTTCACGCCTCACTCTGTAAACTCAACAACATTCGGAAACTTCAATCTACTGAACTTCAACTTTGAAGATGTGGATGTAAACTTCGAGGACATGGGTAACGGTGTGTTGTATGTAGACGATGGGTTCTCAGACAACGCCATGCAGCTTGACACGCCCGTAGACAACCTCACGAGTGGCACATCAAACATCGTGTACACAGACAAGGACAACACATTCCTTGGAGTAGCCCAAGTAGACAACACAAACAAGTTTGTTACAATAGTATAATATGCCTACAGCAACTTCAACAGTGACAGCAACATCAGAGGTGTTGACAGGCTTCAACATCGCCTTTGACACTCAAGGACAGAAGTGGGTGACACGCTACTCATACGTTCCAGAGGGAATGGAGCGTCTCAAGAACAGGTTTTTTTCGTTCAAGGATGGGAGCATATACATCCACGACAAGGGGACGAATAACACATTCTATGGCTCTGCCTCACCCTCTCTGATAAAAATCATCAGCAACTTCAATCCATCGTTGGTGAAGACGTTTGATGCCATTTCTATCGAGGGGAATGACACATGGAGTGCTACGTTCAGCAACACAGACCAGAACAGCACCTTGGCTACAGGCGACTACGCAGAGAAGGAGAGAAGCTACTACGCAGACATTCCAAGGGACACAGCCACATCGATAACGACCAATACAACGAATATAACAGCTCTTGGAACGAATGCTACCGGAAGCACGAACACCATCACGTTTCCTAATAGAATCAACAGGCAACCCATTCCGTTGGGACTGTCGGCAAGGGTGTACAAGGTGGACTCTGGTGGCAATGCGTCTGACGCTGCCTCCGCTGCCGCCTACGCATCTTCTGTAACATCAACCACGCTAACGCTACAGGATGCTACAGGAGGGGCTATAAACGCAGACATAGCTTCAGGAGATACGATAATTATACAAACCACTCCTAAGTTTGATGGAGACCAACTCAGAGACCACTACTTGGTGGTGGAGATGCAGAACGACAACTACTCTCAAGATGTGGAGCTGTATGCTGTAAACCTAAAGTACAAGGGCAGCAAGCTGGATGATAGTCTCGGAAATCAGGCTCAGATTCAATAAATTTGCAACTATGAAAATTAAGTCCTATAAAGACGGAAATCAAGTAAAGAAGTACGTCAGCTCAGGTGAAGAAAAAAAAGCTATTGCAGGCACTGCAATTATGGCGGGACTTCAAGGTGCTGCTAGTCTCGGATCTGGTCTAAGGGATTATTTTGTTGGTAAAAAAGAGGCAGATGTAAGGTCTGAGGAAATAAATCGCCTTAAAGCAACTGCACCTTCTCTTGAAACCCCCGCTGCTTTCAGACAAGCGGTAAAAGATGCATATGATAGAAGCTTGTTTGAGGCGCAGCAAAGAGAAATCACAAGGCAACTCGGAACGTCTGTGGGAGCTTTGCAACAAGCTGGAGGTAGAGCATTGTTAGGTGGTATTGGAGCTGCTACACAGCAAGCCGCATTGTCGGGAGAACGTGCTGCACAAGCACAAGCGCAAACACAACTCAGTGCATTGACTCGACTTGGACAAGCAGAGCTTCAGACTCAAGGCATGAGGGAAAGAAGATTCCAAAGAGAACTTGCAGCACAGCGTGAGCTTAGAGCGCAAGCGGAACGAGGGGCAGGAGCTGGGCTTGGCAGTGCTATTGGCGGAGGAATTCAAGCGGGACTCGTTGGTGCTGGATTTAAAGGTCTGTTAGGAGAGGATATAAAGGAAGCTTTGAAGGAAGATTACACTAAGAAGGACGATACTGATAAGCAAGAGAAGACAACGACTGATCAAAATATCATACCTATTCCAGAGGTTAAAATTCCAAAGACTGAAGAAACACCTACAGTTGAAGATGGAGTTCCTAGTGAGGTGAAGGCTTACTTGGAGAAATTGCTGAAGGGCATAAATCCTTTTGCTGGAAGAAAAATGAAGAAGGGGGGTGTGATGAAAACCAAAGGTGAGTTCTCACACAAAAAGAATCCCATCGACTTGGTCCAGGATGGACGGAAAGTAGGAGAGGCTACGGGAGGAGAATACATATTCAATCCCGAACAAGCAGCTAAGATGTATGAGCTTGCTGAGGCAGCTACAGGGGGAGGCTCTAAAGAAGACAAGTCCAAGGCTATGGAAAGCTTGGCAAAGTTCGTTAAAACCACCCTTGAACGCTTTGAAAAAGACTTAGACTAATGGCTATATTCATAGGAGATAGACCCGCCCAAGCAATCAAGGAGACGGGTCAAATAATAAATCAGATTCAAAATCAGTACGAGAACGAGAAGCTGAGGAGAGAAGCATACACAGATCAGTTTGATGCTGCGGAGGCTGATTACGCTTCTTTAAACAGCAAGTTTAAGCCCATACTAAACGGATTTGTTTCTGACATCTTAAAGGCTCAAGTTGATGTTGAGGAAAATAACACTCCCGAAGCGAGGGAGAGATTGAGGTCTTTGTCTAGGGAGTATGAATCTGTAAAAGCTATAGCAGAAGCTCAGAGCGAAATGATTGCAAAGGGTTTTGTTGATGCTAGGAACAATCTGTATGTAGAAGATGTGGACAGCCTAAAAGAGCAAGTGAATCAAAATCTCTCTGGCTTAGAGGGAATGTCACACAGAGACTTTCTAAAGAGCAAGTTTGCTGATTCTAACTTTTTGGCTTTTCAAGCCACACCATACGACAAGTCTATCGAGGGGATGAACATACAATCCCATGTGAATGACTTGCTAAAAATATACGATAATAGAAGGGCGGATTTGTATGATAATGCTGGAAGACTCAAAATGGACGAGCTTTCTAATATCAACGACAAGTTTGTTGATATGCTTTTCAAGGCACAGCCACAGCTATTGAAGTCAGCAGCCACAAGGTATGCTAACAAGCAGTATGGCAAGGTGGATCAATCAACTGTAAACGAAATACTATCAGATGAATCACTTCTTAGTGAGGCAAGGAATGAGTTTGCAAGAGACATTATTGAGACAGCCGGAACAAATGTTTCTAGCAGAATAATCTTGAAGAAAGAGAAGGGAAAAACCGAGAAACCCAACAAATACATTGTAAGGGAGAAAGGATTCTCTTACGAGGGTGATGATGGTGGAGATGTTAAGATTCCAGGCAAATACATAAGGGTAGATGACAAGGGAATCATATCTCTTGAAACGGGATTGGCTTATGCTGGGGATTTGGTTACTCCAGTTTCAATAGTCAATTTTATACAGTCTCTTGATGACAAAGAACTTACCAAGCTGAAGAATACAATAGACTTAGACAAGCTTCTTGCTGCTATTTCAGAAACAACGGATGAGGATGGTAGACGGCAATCTGACCCTCAGTCTTTCGTCACTGATGATATGGATGGTAAGATTGTTAAATACGACATTAGTGGCAAGCCTATAGTTATTGATGAAGAAGTAGAAGAAGTTCCAATACGAAAGGGAAATTTGCCAACCCTTGAATCTCTAGAAGATATTTTACCAACACCAGTAGAAGAATAAATGGAGGACGAAGTATACATCTATGAAGGGAACGAATATTCCCGCAAAGAGCTTGAGGATGAGTATGGTGATAGGATTGGCGAAGCCATAGAAAAATTTGGCTTTAAAAAAAAAGACGAAACTATTTCGCAAGATTCTACAGAGCCTTCCACGACTCTTTCAGAAGATATAGATGAGGAGGAGTTCTCAAGGAATAGGGCTGCTAGGGACATAATAAATTCGATTGAGAAGTCGTATGACAGATCTGAAAACTACTCCAATTTTGTAAAAGATTTTGGTGTACAAAACAAAGAGTCTGTAAAAGACTTTGACTACAATGAGTCTGACTTCTTTGGTCTTTCTCCAGCGGATGTTTCTATTGCTAAAAGAAATAAAATTTTGGCTGATGAGACATTGAAGTATGGAGACAATATAGACTTGTACGTTAACACAGATATTTATCGTCAGTCAGACAAGATAAACAAGCTATATAAATTCGCTTCTGAATCTGAAGAAGATCTCATCAATATTGATGAACCCAACAAAACATTCACTTTTGACATAGATAGATTCTCAAAGGTTCTTGCTAAAACAGATAAGTTTGATAAGCAAGTAAAAAAGATTGAGGATCAAGAACGGGAACTCATTGAAAGTATGCCCGATTGGATTGACGATACTGTTGCAAGGGTGAGAGAGACGGGTCGTTCAACAATGGACTTAGGAAGAAACTTCTTAGCTTATCTTGAGCCAGAATATGTTTCTGACAGCCAAATAAAGCATTCATTCCAAACTATTGGAGCTAAGAAAGGTGTTGGATTGACACAAGAGCAGATAGACAAGGGCTACACTCAGCTCTTGGAGGAAGGTGACTTAGAGGGTGCTTATAAATCTTTTACGATAGATGCTGCTGGTCAAATTCCTCAATTAGCTTTAGCTATTGGCGTAAGTGCTGCAACGAGAAACCCACAAATGGGCAGGAAGCTCGCAGCTAGGCTGCTTGGACTGAATGCTGCTGGAGCTAAATATGCTGAGATGTATTCTGATCCCACCATGTCTGAGGGCATGAAGATTTTTACATCGGCTGCTGTTGGTGCAGTGGAAGGATCATTAGAAGGGCTGTTGGCATCAGATATTACTGCTGGAGTAAATCTGTTGAAGAGAATGGGTGCGGAGGGTGTGAAGAAGAATTTAAGTACCATGAGAGGCACTCTCGCTAAGGCTAGGAATTACGGATTACCCCTTGCAAAGGGAGTGGGAGAAGAGGCTTTGGAGGAAGGACTCGCTTCATCTTTTGAGGCATTCGTTGTAGACCATTTGATTCGTGATGAAGAGTTTAATCCATACAACATAGCTGATGCAGCCATCATGGGAGCGGCTATGGGCGGTGGGGTGACAAGCCTCACACTGCTTCCCTCATACATCGGATCTACAAAGACGATGAAGAGACGGGCTGAAATCGCCAAAAAGATTAAAGACAAGAGGCAGCAGATCCAGTCCGGCAATCTTTCGGAGCAAGAGATTAGCATGGCTAATGATCAGATATTTAAGTTACGAAAGGAGGCGAGTGTTCTCAGAAACGAGGACGCTGATATGTACAAGGACTACAGTGATGAGGATGTAAATGAGATAATCAACATCAACAGAAGGGTTTCTCTTAATAGGGATAGGGCGATTGATTCTAAAACTGAAGAGGGAAAAGAAATCATCAATGAAAAGATAGAGGAGGATTTAGCAAGAAAAAAAGAAATAGAGCAGAATTATGATAGTAAAAAGGAACAACAAGTACCAAGTACTGAGCCTGAAGGGGAGTCCCCTGTCGAAGCCGAACCTGACGCTGAAGCAAGCGAAGAAAAGGCTGAAGCAGATAGAGATGTTCAAGAGGATAAGCAACAAGCAGTAGAAAAATCAAAAGAATCTTTATCAAAGAAACTCAAGGGCGATAAGTTACTTAACGCTCAAGACACTGTTGATGAACTTGCAGACAATAATGCAGAGATAAATGATGATGGTACTGTAACAGTTTATCATAGAACCACGAGGGAGAAGGCAGATGAAATATTGTCTAAGGGGCAAATGTTTGGTCTTGAAGATGGAATTTTCTTTTCAACCTCAGTGAAAGGTCAAGCTGAGGGATTTGGTGATGTTGTTATAAAGATGTCTGTTCCAGTCGAGATGATTGAGATTGACGATGTTTTTGGAAATGAGGCTCATGTAAGAATACCAACAAAAAAACCTAATCAAAAAGTTTCTGTCAAAAAATATATGGCGGAAGAAGTTTCTAAAGAACCGACAAAAAAGACAGAACCTACCGAAGAAACCACAGAAGAGACAGCAGAGGAAGCAACACAAGAGGCAACCGAGGAAACAGAAGAAGAAGCCACACAAGAAACAACACAAGAAAAACCTCCTAAGAAAGGAAAGGTTAGAAGTGTGTTTGCTCAAGAAAAAAAGCCTCTTTCTTTGGGTATCCGTGAGGGTCTGAAGAAAGTGTATGACAAGCTGTTTGACAGGCAAGGTGTTGTAAGGAGGCTGATACAAAATTCTGGAAACAAAATATTGGAAGCTGCTCTTTCTGTTAGAGCTGGATCTTCTGCCTCTGCAAAAAACATATTCGAAAAAGCCAACGAAAAAATATTCAAGGGAGTTTTTGGAGATGACTTCGACATCCTCAATGACATAATAGTTCTTAGAAGGATAATCTCAATTGAGAAGAGCAGACCTATCCGTATCAAGAAGTTGGAGGATATGCTGGAGAAGGAAAGTGATGAGAAGAAGATAAAGAACTTAAAAAAGAAGATTAAGGATTTAAAGGAATTCAAACATCCTAAAGACTTGAATCAAGAGACAGCACAAGCGGAGCTTGATAGACTGAGGAATGAGCTTGATGAAGACAAGTTTAATGACTTAAATGAGAGGGCTAACAACTTCTTTCAAGCCACCAAAGATATTCTTGACAGAAAATTGAAGGAGGGTCTTATCAATCAAGAAACATATGACATCCTTTCCAAGTATGAATATGCGCCAAGGGTGTTCATGGATGTAATGTTTGACATCACTGACGGAAATTTCAAGAAAGAGGAGGACAGATTTAGGAAGACGGGTGGTCTTTCTGAGGCTGAATTTAAGAAGCTTGAAGGCGGAAGCACAGAAGATTTGTTTACAGACAATGAGTTCCTTCTTCAGATGCTGATAAGTGCTAATGAAGAAAGGGTTTTCTCAAACAGGCTGTTTAAGATATTGGGAAAACATGATGCTGATTGGGTAAGCAAGAAAGCTCAGAAAGGGTTTAGGCTTCTTAAATACAAGGAGGAGGGGAAAGTTAAAGGTATTTATGTTAGAAATGACATTGCCAATCAAATTGAATTTCCAGATGATGGAATGATTGATAGCAAGGTGTTCAATTTCTTCTCCACATTTTTAGGGACAAAAATCTTGAGGGGTATGGCTACGGGTTACAACCCATTGTTTGCTATATCAAACATACCTATGGATTTCTTCAACATAGTTATGTTCACAGATGTCTACGACAAGAAGATGAGAGACGGAAAGCCTCAAAGCAGAAATGTTTTCGCTGCAATGTTTGATTTGGGAACTAGCTTTCTCTCAAACTTCACTGGATTGCAGACTAAAAATAGTGAGACAATGTCTGTTTTAGAAGAAGCAATTGAAGCGGGGATGGGCATGGATTTCTTGACTAGCCAGGGTCGCATGAAATTCATGGGTAGATCTAGTGGAAGGATTGAAGCTGGCTTCAAGGGATTCTTCAACGCCTTATCACATTTTTCTGAAACATCTGAACTCGGAATGAGACTTTCTGTGTATCAAAAGGTGAAGGAAGAGTCTATGAAGCAAGGTATGAGTGAGCAAGAGGCAAGGGTATATGCTGCCTTCAAAGCTCGTGCTACAATTGACTTCTCACAAGGAGGTGTTTATGTTAAAAACTTAGACAAGCTTTCCCCATATCTGAATGCATCATTCCAAGGTATGCGTGTTGCCGGAACATACATAGGTAAAAACCCAAAGAAGTTTACCAGTAAGTTTGCTCAGTCGGGTATTGCTGTCACCATGTTGGCGTTAGCCGCTAAAACCGCTGCTGAAACATTCGGATGGGATGAGGAGGATGAGAAGGCTGTACCCAACTTCCATAAGAGAAACTACTTCATCATTCCAACGGGGCTTACTATCGATGGAAACAAGGCTTACATAAAGATAAGGAAAAACCCCACTTTTGCTCCTTTCATTGGATTTTGGGAAGGTGTTGCTGACTACGTTCATGCGTCAATGAATGGTGCTTCAGACAAGGAATTGGATGATATGCACACTAAGAGGTACGCATCTGTAATCCAACAAGTATTGGATGCAACAGTTGTTGGAGACTTGTTTGTATCGATTGACGATCAGACTGGAGAGGTGAAGGGTAGAATATCTGCCACACAGTACTTACCCCCAGTGATGAAAGCCATAAGCCAATATGAAAGTAACTATGATTTCTTCAGAGAAAAGAATGTTAGTTACGACAAGCTTTACACCCCTGACATTTCACCAAGCTTAGAAGGTAAGTTTGACGACAATGTAGAAGACTTTTACAAGGTGGTGGGAGAAGCGTTAGAGCTGAGTCCAAAGAGAGCTAAGAATGCGGCTGAGGTAGTGGTAACATCTCCATCAACAAACCTACTTGTGGGTGCGTCATATGCCTTCTTAGAGTCAATCATCTCACTTGGACAAGGGGAGGTTAAAGAAGCTGGTGAGGCAGCCAAGGGGATTCCAAATTCTGCTGTAAAGTCTATGCTCAAGAGGATAGGAGGGGTAGCAGATAAGAGGTACATACCCAAAACCCGGATTAAAGATCTTGACGAAGCCATCCAATCCTACAAAGACAATCAGTTTACCATAAGGAAAGAGCTTACCAATATGGTTTATGAGGACAAGGCAAGCAAGAGTGAGGTGAGGAATTACATAGAGCAGATAGAAGATGCGAAGCTGAAGAAATATGCTGAGGACAAGTACAAGAAGCTTCAAAGGAAAAGCAAGTTTGACGACTTGGTGATTCCAGGAAAATCAACTTACTATGATTTAGACGACTACTTGTCAACGAATCCAAAGCTTGCAGCTCAGTATTTGTATGTAACCCAAGGGAGTCTAACTAACGCTGAATTGAAAGAAATTAGAGGATACATATCTATGATAAGGGGGTCTCAATCGTTCTCATATCCCCCTGCTTTTATAAAAGAATACAGAAGGCTACAGACACAATGAAGAGAAAAGTAGACCCCATAGTTCTGTTCTTGATAATGATGCTCATGGCTATTATTCAGTCATGCTCTGCGGGGTGGCATCTGAGAAAGGCAATCTCCAAAGACCCAAACATCCTCATGCAGCGAGACACTGTCGTAGAAACTGAGGTGGTAGTGCAAGAGAAAACCGTTACAGAAAAGCTGATAGTGAATCAAATCGACACGGTGGTACTCATGTCTCCCGATGGTGTTCAAGTACGCTTAGAACGCATCTATGACACTGTGATGGTGGATGTGATATGCCCACCCGAAACGGTGATGGTGGAGACTATTGTAGAGCTGCCACCAGTAGTAGAATATAAGGAATCTGAATCAAAAAATAAGTACCAAGAGTGGGCTTTAGCTTTGCTTGGTTTCTTCATCGTCCTGATGTTTGTCAGGAAGTTGTTGGACAAAGTATTAGGCTAACACCTACTTATGGCAGAACGGAAGAGGGATGTGGTGTGGTGCGCCATCGCACCAAGGGAGTGTTCAAAGCACTGCACAAGGAGTAATCAATGCGAGAACTCTGGGAAGGGAAAGAAGAATGAGAACGAGATGTGGAGGGAGAGTTAAAACTTATGCAATCTGTTTCTACTCAAAAAATATCCTTTCCCATGACCCAAATCTTTTATGTTCTTGTCAGATATTAACTCTGATTTTTTAGCCCAACCAATAAAGTCAACAACATTTTCACACACATAGGATAGGATATATATATCAACATCTGGATTTACTTTTAATGTACTAAGTAAGTTCCCATTTTTATGATGCGTAGATTTTATATCATATCTACTTCCAGACTTCGTAACACCATCGTAGCTACCACTCCTTGGACTTAAACCAAAGTCAGGGAATATATTTCTCCATTTAGCAAAAGCATACTCTGCCTTGAAGCCTTGTATGTCAGCCGCAACACCATTATGATTCCCAATTTTGGCATCAACAACATTGTTCTGTCGAGCTATTTTAGACCTTTTTGCACCAATGAATTCACATAGCTCAACCTCCATTTTATCCAATTCTATCTTCATCTCTCTTTGGTGTTTAGGTTGCTAACATACAAAAAAAACTCCCCCATCACCAAAGTGATAGAGGAGCTGTATCCAGTCTTCATGTATCGGAATCATCGAATCGGGCAAGCCCCTGAATCACATTCAGCAATGTCGATGTCATCCATGTTCAAGCTACTCAGAGACGTAATCGGCACTACCTTAGCCTTCATCTCCTCGTACTGCTCCTTGGTGATTTCCTCCAACGGTGCTTGGTCAAAGCCATGCTCATTGTGAAGCAAGAAGGAAACAGACTTCACGTTGACGTAGTTCTCACCGAGCCACTTCTTGATGTCGTCAAGCTCTTCCTTGCGGTAGTAGATGGTGACAGACACGGAGTTGTCCGACCACTCAGCCTGTAGTCTCTTTATCACTTCAAGCTGGTCTACGGCACTCATGTCGTTGGCAAGGCGTGTACCCTCAGGGAACTCACATGGGAACGACACAACAACTGTGGAGTGGTCTTCAGTGCCATCGAAGTTTCGGACGTACTCAACGTGGTAGCCATTGTCACGACACACCTTCACAAGCTCAGATTCTGTCGCCATTCGGATACGTCTGATGTAGTGCTGTGAGTATGCGGGGTGTGCGCCCGCAGTTACGCCAGCAAGCAGACTCAGTGTTCCAGATGGCTTCACTGTTGTCAGCTTGATAGACTCAGGGAATCCCTTCAGAGAGGAGTATTCCTTGTCGTAGGCACGGATGTAGGTGTACGCATCAGAGAGCCAACCCTGCTGCTCCTCTGAAGCCTGAAGGTATCCTGTCACACCGATGCCCATACGCATATTCTTATGTACGATGTCCTCTGTCTCCTTGATGGCACATGGGATGGCGAGGCTGTGCTTGTTGATTCTGTAGAGAAGCCTCAGAACGAGCTTCAGCTCTGCATACGTCTCGATGTTGGGCAAGTACACCTCAGCCAAGCAGCAGGTCTCGAAGTTGGCGAGGCTCTGCTCCGCACATGGGTTGTATCCCTGCACATCGGGGTCGGGGTACTCGGTTTCAAATGTCCTCCCCATCTTGCGTGAAGACTCAAGGTTGATGAGTCCGTAAGGCTCTCCATTGCCCTTGTAGCCCTCCCAGAACTCCTCTGGAAGTTTTGTGACATCGTCACACACCACCGAGTTGTTGGACATAGCCCTCCAGTTTGGAATACCGCCCAAGTCCCATCTCTTAGCTTGCAGATACTCGATGTCATCCACATCACCGAGAGCAATCTGAGCTGAACGCCTGACGTTGCCAGCCACCACAATCTTACCGATGATGTTCATAATGTCAAGACAGTCTACAGAAGACAGCCTCTTGCCTGAACGGGAGTTGAGAATCTTGTTGATTTCAAGCATCCCCCACACCAAGTCCTCAGAGCCTGATGCCGTACCTCCAAACCCTTTGATGGGAGAGCCAGCAGGACGGATCAGATGTGTGGCGAAAGAGAAGCCCTCTCCTGTAACGAAGGAAGCCTCCAACACTCTCTTGAGTAGTTCCACCCATCCCTCTCTTGAGTCGGGGACGATGAAGTCTGCATCGTTTACATCCTTGCGTTCCACCTTCACCTTGCGCCTCACCTTGGGGAGTTGGTATACGTTCTCACGTTGAATGTTGTATCCTACACCAGAGCCGAGCATCAACATCTCGAACGCCCATGTGAACGGACGAATCGGGTGGTCTACCACAGTGAACGCACAGTTCTGTAGTGAGGGTAGTCCGAGCTTATCCACCGTCTTAGTTCCGAGCTGCCAGAGAAAACGTCCAGCCACAGTACCCTTCAGGTTCATCATCATGGCACGGACATTCTCTTGCTCCATCTCTGTGAAGCCACATCCGAGCTGTTTGTTACAGGCTTCTACGACACGCTCTACGGTGTCATGCCATTCCTCTGTTGCGTTGCCTTTCTTACGGGCATAGGTACGTTTGAACGTAGGATATCCTACCTCACCCCACGGGACGGGGTGACTGGAGAAGTCTTTTCTCATTGGTTTATGTTTTAGAAATTAAAAAAGGGTTGCAAAGATAAGACTTACAAGTCTCTTTCGTAAACGCAACACTTAGTTTTTCTTAGGTGGATGAGTACAGGCTCACTAATCTCCACCTCCATTATATTAGACTCGTACATATAGCTTCCATTGTCGGATATGACAACGAAGCAAATCTTATCCTCGCAATTGGGGGCTTCAAACAAGGGGTCAAACTTTTGGAACATCCAACTATTGGGATACTTAGAGCTGTCGAGGCATGACTTTACATGAACGGGACTCCCATTCACCTCTAGGTCTGCATCAAATGATTTCTTTTTAACTGAGTATATGTTCACATCAACGCTGCTCAGTGTCCTGGCACTGTCCAGGAAATGATTCCACACCATGAACTCAGCATACTTACCCCAATAGATATCGTCTTTGAGCTTGTCTATGTCGGAGGATCCCCTCCTACTATACTCATCCTTATTGGTATCTACAACAAACTCAGAGAACAGTTGGCACTGTAGGTTTTGATATTTACTCGGATTCTTGAGATGGATTTTTTTCATAAGCTTTGCCTAGGTCTTTGCACTTGTGCTTTAGTTTTATAGATGGATTCTGAATGTCCTCTAGATTTTTCTCTCCAGTGAACTTAACGAGTCGTTGAGGTTCTCTTCTGAAATGTGCCATGGCTGCTTCATCAGACTCCTCGTCTCCAACAAACATCACCCATGTCACCTTCCTCATCTTCTGAGGTTTCTTTCGGACGATCTTGATGTAACTTATCTCAGCCTTATCGCAGAAGTAAATGTTCATGTGGATATTTTCTTTTGTTAAAGTATTTCTGTTCCTCTTTCGTTTGCTTCCTTATGATGATGGTGTTGCCACATACACGGAAGGAAGAGACAGGTGTTTTCCTGTTCTCAATATGCTTGAGGGTCATGTGATTGGTGAGCTTCATCAAATCAGACATAAACTCTGAGGAGAACAGATTGAATGGGCTTATCTTGTATCCGTACAGCGTAGCTTCTGGATGCCAGAACGATGTCTCTATGTCCTCGATGATGTATACACCACCGTACTCCAGCTTTGGGAACAGGGCGTAGAATGACATCACCTGATGGTGTGGGATGTGACTCCCATCGTCAATAATGAATCTGTACTTCTTATTCCTTGCAAACTTCTTGAGCTTGCTTTCGTCTGACTGGTCTACACAAAACACCTCGCCCCTATCCACCTTCTGCACGTTCTCTGGTGAGATGTCTATGCAGTCTACATTTGCCTTCGGGAAGTATTCAAGCCAAGCAGGAAAGGACTCACCGTTTCCATATCCTATCTCCAGCATATTGAACTCATCGTCCCTCATGTGCTTCAGCTCATCATCATAGAATAGATGGTAGGCGTGGTGATGCACCTTGTCAGACTCTTTGAATATCTCTTCAAAACTATTCATAGCACTTGCTTTCTGATTTCGTTTTGCGTGTCGATATGGAAGAACTCCTTCCACTTGTCCTTTGATGCCTCAACCAAGTCCTCTATCATAGAGGGGTTGTCGTGCAGCATCTTCACCTTCTTCCGCCAGTCTAGATGGTGTCTGCATAACAATCCTGTCTTGCCATCTTCGATGAACTCTCTATAGGGAGTGGCGTCCGTAGCAATGACAGCCGTGTCTGTGTAGACAGCTTCCGCCACCTTCAATGGGCTTTTGCATCGTGTGAATATGTTACTCTTCACGGGACATAATGATACGTTAAAGTTTTTGTACTGCACCCCATACTCGAAGATGTTTTCCACGGGCATTGTGGATTTTGCCTTCAGTATCTCAGGATACCCTCCCAAGTCCACCACACTAAGGTTGTAGGGAGTCCAATCCACGCCCATAGTTTTCAGATCTTTCTTGTGACCGAGCGCACCGACATACCCAAACCTCGCCTCGCTGAAGTCTTTATCTCCCTCATTCCAGTTCCAGTTCTCATGCTCTGGGTTGACAGCGTTGTGTACAACAACAAACTCAGCGTTAGTGCGTAGCTTGCTCATCTTGTCTCGGAGATATTCAGAGGGCGTTGTCACCACATCGGCTATCTCTATGCAAGCCATGATATTGGGAGCAGCGACTTTCTTGTAATATTCTTGGGCGGGGTTGTCGTTCTCAAGCTCCCAGAAGTCATCGTTATCCACTATGAGTCTAACGCCCCTCTCTGTGAGCCACTCCTTAAATCTCTTATGGTTGGTGAGCTGTGCAAACCTACCTATAACAAGGCTCTTTACGTTGCTGAGGTCAAACTGCTTCAGCATCTCGTACCCAAGGGAGTTTCCATCCTCGTCCTTCTCCCACCCGAAGAACTGCACCCTCTCTCCTTGCTCTATCATCCTTTTGTAGGGGACGTACAGTCTGTGGTAGTCAACACCACCAATAGACTGCTGCATAGAGCCGTCAGGTTGCCTTTCCTCCTTTATCTTTAAGTGGACGAGGGTTACATCCCTACTCACCGTTGAAGTCCTTTAGGGACTCTCGGATGAAGTCAGCTTCATATCTGATTTTTGTAAGACATCTACTCAGTTCCTTTTCAACTTCCTCTTGCTTCAACCTAACATCACCCGTGCGGTCAAAAAGGTTTTCGTAGAGAGATGTAATTACATCGTGCATACGACAGCACCCCTCGCTGTACGCTGCTCCTAATTGAGTTTTAGTTGACATTGAATTAAATTTTGTATAAAAATACAAAATCTATATAGCCTACATAACTTGTAGGTTATTTTTTTGTCAACATTTTCTGACGATTTGTTTCCTCTCTGTGACATGGTTTACACATAACAGAGTAACCATCGGGGTCTTCACAGAAAAGCCTATCGCAAAAGCCAGGCAGATCAGTGAAAGACTTTAGAGAGCCAGCGGGAATCTTGTGATTCACCTCCACTTCTTTACTCTTGAAATACTTCTTGCAAGCGGAACACTTATACTCAAACTTATGCCTCTTCCCACGAACAGTTTTCTTAACTCTGTTCTTGGCTTCCACACGAGGCTTGTAGTAACTCCATATTCGCCTTAGGGCAGAGCGTATCCTAGACATCAGCATAGCTTCTGTCCAAGTACCCATATTGCGTGTTCTCTCTACCCTTCTTCCCACATTTCAGATTGTTCCTCCTTTATGTCGAGAGGCTCGAACAAAGGAGACCCAAATGTATCGATAAACCTCGTTCCATCTAGTGTCATCCTCCACATGAGTGGATGCAAATCGCTTGTTGGCTCACCTCCGGTCTCTGTCTCCCGTATCTTACGCACATGGAACTCCATCGTCCGCTTCATGTTCGGCTCGTCATGGTTCACCTTGCGGTGGAATGTGAGGAAGTTATCTGCTCTGTTCACAAACTTGCCTCCTCCTTCAGTATCTGGAGCTTGTGGTGCTACAACATACCCATCATCACCCATACGCCTCTGAGCCTCCGTAAAGGCGTGTACATTGAGCCATAGAGCCTTATCATTACCGTTGCTGAACGTCAACATCTCTGATGCACTCTCATAGTGATATTCGTGTGTGGAAAGGCTACTGCCATGAGCCATCTCAATCTTGAGGGCATTGTAGGGGTCGATGAAGAAACCATCGAAGTTCATGTTGTTTGCCATAAGCCTCTCGGAGTAGACTAGCAAGTCTGTATATGACACCACCTCTTTGTTGGTGATGACAATGAAGTGCTTTCCTATCCACTTCATCCCCTCTCGCATTTCTCCGGCAGTCATCTTGTTGATAGATCTACCCAGGGCAAACTGAAGAAGCTTCATCTTGATGGAGGCTGTCTTGTTCTCGGCAGAGTATATCAGCCATCTCCATCCGTGTCGAACAGCGGAGTTTACAATCATGTAGAGGGCGAACGATGTCTTACCTACATTGGATATGCCGTTGATGATTGTGAAGTCACGCTTGTAAACGAAGTGCTTATCCATCTCATCGCTCCCCGTAGTTAGTCCCACTTGTATCCTTCCGGCAGCAAAGTCAGCCATCCATTGCAAGTCATCCTCGTCTGAAGAGATGAAGGACAAGTCCCCATTCTCCACCATCTGCTCCCTCCTTATCTTCTTCTCGTCAGCAATGGTTTCTGTCAACGGGAAGCTCATCCCCTCGTTTATGCCATCTTTGATTGTGAGAGATGGGTTGTATTCGGTGTCGTAGTCTCTCCTAGAAAACTCTCTGAGGAGTACAGACTCCACCACTTCACGCTCCATCCTACCCGCAGAGATGTATCCACCGCAAAGCCTGGAGGCACGGAGAAGCTTGTCATGTCTCTCCCCATCCTTCGCTTCCCTCACCATAGTGGCAGCGATGTTGAGCTTCATGTAGTCTGTCATCTCCCCAAGGGTTACGACAGATTGATTGTTGCTCTTCTCGGAGAGCATAGCCCCAAACTTCTTGCAATCCTTATTGATTACAATGCTTGGGTCATAGGACTCGTAGCAAGCCCGTGAGGTGTTCTTTCCCGTGGAGTCAATCTCCAATCCATACGCCTTGTCATAGTACTTCTCCAAGGCTCTGAAGTGACTCTCGTGATGCTCAGGGTTTGTCACCCTCACCAACACCTTCACTCCATTACCGGAAGGACTGATCCATGTGGCGTAGCTGTGTTCATCTGTTGCTAGCTTTGTCTTGGCATATTCTACATCCGTTAGATTGTCGAAGTCCAACACAATAAAACCAGAATGTTTCTTGAGGCTAGAGTCTTTTCTCTGCTCAAACATTCCAGAGAACAGTACAACTGGCAATTGCTTCTTAGCATCTTTCTTACCGCTTCTCACCTCTTCCACTCTATCCTTAGAGTTTCCGTTCTTGATGCGCTCTAGGGCTTTGTCAACCCCTATCTCATGTATCTTACTATCAAATAAGCTTGCAGCTATACTGACTCTCATCACCTCCAGAAATTAACCACCCAAGCAATGAATACTAATACGGCAACTCCAAGGGAGAATGCAAGTAAAACCAAAGCCAACGCTTCAGCCATAGCTTTCTCATGTTCATTTAATAATCTTTTCTCGTCTTCCTCTTTCATTGCTCTTTGTTTTTAAGGATACTGTATATTACTATGTATCCGACAAGGTCAATGAGTGTATCGTCTAGTGTCTCATCAACCATCAGATCTTTGCTCTGTAGTCTCTTCAGCTTATCGCTCATGCGGGACAGACAGGCATCAATAGCTGGTATCTTCCTCCCCATCACCTCGATGTCTTCGAATGCTGAGTTTCCGTAGTCCTCGTTCTTGGCGATTTGTTTATCGCACATAGACTTGTACTGCGCTTCAATCAGTGGTTTGAAATTCATCTTTGCTTTCTTTTTTAAGTGGAAACTCTTCTTTGAAGTAGAAGAATCCGTAGTCTCTCCACCCGAAGTTAATAATAATTAGCCTTGTTCCGCTAGCTGTTGGCATAATTTCTTTGTGTTCGTGCCAGAAGCCGTGCCAACTATAAGGATACCAAGCGGTTCTACTGAAGAACCATTCAACTTTTTTTCTTGCCATAACTTTAGTGTAAAAGAAAGGGGGCGTAAAGCCCCCTCCCCTTGCAACAAATGAACCCTCGTCTTTCCGAGGTGTCAGAGCATACCTCCCTTAAAATGGAAGATCGTCAGCAGTTTGTTTTGCTCCCTCTTCAACGGGGTTGGGCTTGTTGATTTGCACCACCCAGGCACCAGCCTTGGTCTTGCGCAACCCACCATTCAGCCACCCACGGTCGTTAACCATTGTCAACATCTCTTTGAGTTGCTCTTGTGGAATTCCAAAAGGAATGAGCCACGGAGTGCCATCATCGTTAAGCTTTGCATCGTTGCACTTACCAACGAGGATTGAGCTGTATTCTCTTTTCACTTCTGCCATCTTTATCTGTTTTTTAAAATTTAAAGGCTCTACTAAAGTAGATTATTAAAGTTCTCCAAGGTGTAAATAGTCCGAAGAATATCCACCACTTATGAACAGTTCTTTGTACATATCAATTGCAAAGTTTAGCTTGTGTGAGCCGTTACTTATGAAGCTGTCTGAACAAGTGAATATACCTAAGCTCCTGGTCTCCTTGTTAGCAACTAAGAATACAAACTCATCTGCTCCCGTTAGTTCGAGATACATTGCTGCTTGTCTGTCGTAGTCAAAAGACCGGGCGGATCGGGCGAACTGAGACACAGGCTTACCCGTAGTCTTGAGGTCGATGATTACTTTCTTTCCGTCAATCTCCGTCACGGCATCCACCTTACCCTTGCAGTCAACACCATTGATGGACTTGGTGAAAGGAACTTCTGTCTGAGCAAACACAAGCATTTCTGATAGCTTGTCGTTGTTCTCGATGTTCTGCTTGATTTCTTGAGCCATGAGGTGTTCGGGTTCTGTCACCACCCAGTCGTATCCATGCTCTTCGACAGCATCCTTGTATCCCTTAGATCGTCTGTCCTTTACAGCCACCACTTTGAAGTCTGTATACTTCTCAGGCTCAAGCACAGCGGTGTGTACCAGTCTCCCAACAACGAAGTTAGGGTTGGCGGGGTATTCATACTCACCATCCATATACTTCTTAAAGGTGTGTACGTCCTCCATCATCCTCCCGATATTGGAGTTGGACAGGTACTTGGTGTCAGCGTAGTACTGACTGTCATCCTTAAATCTTTCTACGTCTGTCATTGTGATAGGTTCATTAGCAAGTTCTTCTGTGTGTCTGTCACCTCATACACCTCAACGCTTCCATCCTTGAAGACGAATGTGATTTTGTCCTCTCCGTTTGGTCTGAACGACTTCACGTTATCGAGGTTGATGTGCCAGTTCTCTACTCTTACAAACTTTGCCATCTTACTTCTTATTTACGATGTCACCAAGCATAGCTGCTTGTTGCAAACTAAACTCACCATCGTACTTCTTCAGCACCTTGGCGAGGTTGTCTTGTGTTGGATTCTTCTTTAGGAAGTCTTCTGCACGGCTGAACAGGACAGTGATGTCTGTTGACTTCTTCTCTGCTTTCTTAGAAGCAACCTTATTTTGTGTACCCTCTTGCTTTGCGATAGCCATGCTCACCTCATTCGAGGAGGCGATGGATGTCTCGATGCCAATGCCCAGCATAGCCAAGGCTCTGCCCACAGCAGATGTCTCGCAGTTCTCGATGTAGCTTGTCTTGTTGATGTAGCTACTGCTCTTGTCCTCTTGAGCTGTACCTTGGGCGATTACCCTACCCTCGTTGTCGCTGATGGTTGTCTGTGCCACGCATGACTCGGAGTCAAGCGCAAGGAAGTCTGTTGTAATAGACCACCCATCATACTTGCTCTCGTTACGGAAATACAATAGACGCTGGTTGACCTCAACGTACTGCTTCCCTTTGATGTTTGTTGTTTTGAACTTGTGTGTTCCCATTTATCTGTTGTTTTGATTGTTATCTTTTTTGCGTTTGCCAATATAGTTCATCGGTTGGTGTTGTGCAATTTTTCTTTTGTTTTCTTCGTAGCACTTCCAAGCTTCAGTAGGAGAGCAGTCGCATCCGCGCAGAAGCCATTCACATCCATTTTTCACATCTAAGATTTTAATATGTTGGCGATTAGCTTTACGGGTATTAGTAGGGCTTCAATGAAGCACCAGGCTACAATGAATACCCACCCAAATACACATATGAAAAGTGCTTTTACTAAATCTATTATAATCATGACTCAGCTACAGTTATAGTTTTTTCTGCCGAACCCATTCATCATTCTGTATATATACTTGTATGCCTCATCCTCTTTCCCTTGAGGAACTCTCTGCTCAAGCATATCACACAAATCTTTTATCCTACTATCCTTTCTAACAGCTTTATCTAAGCTGTCGAGAAGCTCTTCCTCTCTCTTCTTTAACTTGCGAATCGTTTGTTTGAGAGCTTTATTCTGATCAGCATACTCCATGTACTTTTCAATTTCCTCTTCATGCACTGGCTTTACAAGGATATTGTCATCGTATGCCATGACAGACTTGAATCTATCCCCCACCCTCTTCACACGCTCTCTGAACTCAACATTAGTTTTTAGCTCATGTTCAATGTTGTCCATGTAATGGACGATGGTGGAGTGGTTCTTGTCAAGAAACCTACCAATCCTAGAAAAAGGCTGTTTGTAATCTCTCAACACAAGCGAGAAAGCTTTCTTTGCACTAACTATATCCCTGCACCTACTCTTGTCATCAACATTCACGCAGAATTCATCGTTGACAATTGTTTTCAAGGCATTCACTTTCGACTGTTGCATATTTGTCTTTTATCAAATTTACTTCATTGTAGGTTTCTATCCAAACTTTTGCACCACAACTTAGTGGGTTGTCAGGTCTGTATATCACCCTCGCACATTCATTACCATCTTTATCTAAGATGATAGCTTCATGGGCATAGTTGTTCTCTTTTCTATGCTTACAAGTGAGTACCGGATGTCGCTCATCATTCTTGCTATTAGACTTAATGATGTGCTGATTCACATGGATGATTGTTTTAGCTTTTCTCATCGCTCTCTATTTTACTATACAATTCATTCAGTACCCTATCCATCTTTGCATGGTAGTGGTGTGCATTCACCAGGTTTCTGTCCAAAGATGCCTTGATGATTTGACAAGCAAAATGCTGTATCATTTCAAATTTCTCATTCATTGTTTGTTGTTTTTAGATTAAACCAAACTCCAGATTGGAGTGTAGATTGGAGAGGAGCCACCAAGTTTAGCCAAAACCTACTAAAAGCTAAACAAGGTGACATCCAAACTCCGAGTTGTCGGTGAGTTGTCGATGCACTAACGAACCAAGTTGCCAGTCCGATCTCATCTTTCTATCGATGAGTTGACAGCCCCCTTTCAGCAAGGGAGCAGTTGCCTGATCCAACCACCATCCAACTTTGTTAGGGAGTAGAAGTTTCGTAATGCTCTCGCATTACTTTGCAACACTACAAAGAAATTCTCAACTATGCAAACCGAGAGCCAAACAAACTGCACACACAATGCTGATAGTGGACAGCACTATGATTGCTTCGATGTTCTTTTTGATGAGGGTCATAGCTTTGTTTTTGGCGGTGCAAATGTAATATTATCAGTCATACCATTCAACCACCCGACAAGGCTCTCCACACTCCTCGCATATGGTTACATCGCAGTCTTCTTCCTCACTATACTCCTCGTAGTATTCACTGCTACGGCAGCAATCTGTCACCTCTGTTGATTCTGGCGGTGAAGCCAACTTCCATTCATCGTAGTTCATTGCTTATTTGTGTTTAATCAATACAGTACACTTCAAACCTACTACCTCCATTCCAACCACATACTTCAATCTCTTCTATTAGGTACTTCTTGCCGTCTTTAATACCTATTTTCTTTGATTCGTACATACCTTGGTAAAGAGTTTTAACTATCTCAAAGTCTCCAAGTTTCTTGTTTGGCTTTGGTGTCCCATCTTTTTTAAGTGGGTTGTCATAGTTTCTTTCAAATACTTCTTCAATTTCACTCATCTCTCTTTGGTGTTTAGTTTACTGAGTTTCCTATCTAACTGATACTTGCGTTGCACCTCTGCCCACAACTCTTCCGTACCCGACTTGATACGGAGGTATCTCCCATCGTATTCTGTGTCTTCAGACATGAAGTCATCGATAGCCATTGCGTTTGTCGTGAGGCAAGATTTAATCACCTTCTGATTGACAGGTGATGCGGACAAGATGGATATTCTCCAATGTCCATAGCCTTCCTTTGTCAACACCATTCGCCTTCTCTGTTCTTTCCAGTTGCTCATTGTTGCTTTGTTTTAGTCTTCATACTTATTTCCATCAAGGTCTGTCTTTCCTTCGATATAGAGGAGGAACTCATCACATAATTGCTTGGGTGATTTGTTGTCGTTTAACCACTCAGCTCTCCATCCATAGGCACGCACAAGTCTTCGGAGGAAATCAATTCCATTCACCTCCATATCTTCTCTCTCTTTACTCATTGTTGCTTTGATTTAGATTCCATCCATTTTCTGAATCCAAATACCACCAAGTCTTCGATGTGAAAGAACTCTTTGAATTCCGAGCCGTCAGCCTTTATATACTCATAAACGAAATCGGCTATCTCGTCAAAGTTTGATGGCGTTTCCATATTCATTCTATCGAAATTGTCAATTAGCAATTCGATGATTTCTTTTTTCTTCTCACTCATTGTTGCTTTGATTTAGTATTCTCCCCATCCTTGATTAGGGTCGCTTTCAGGGGCTTCGTCTATCCACTCCCATTGTCTACATCTTGTTAGGTTGGGTGATATGAACTTTTCACCACTGAAAGCAAGGTCAATGCCTATATCTCTGTCGTGGTATGTATCTCCTGTCAACCCTTCGCATTCATTCATCTCAGCGAGTAACTGGTAGAAGTCTTTGCCTCCAAACTCACCATACCCTTCATATCTTTTCTCCTCCCACACATTGCCTTTGTCATCGTGTAGATATGCGGTTGTTTGTTCTTCGAAATCGCATCCGAAACACTCTCTGATAGCCTCGTCTGTGTCTTGTGTAATCCAACTAAATTGTCCCATTGTTCTTTGTTTTAAGTTGTTTCTTTTTTATTTGCACTCTCTTTACTTCGGATTGGATGCCGTGCAGATACTCTTGTTCTGCCCAATGAATCTCATCTTCGAGATGCTGTATCAAAGGATTCATCTGCTCCATCAGCTTACCGAACTCTCGTTTGCTATATCCCATGTTTGTTGTTTTATGTCCACTGATCAGCCATTGCCTTGGCTATACCTTCGAATGTCTTACTGCGTAATGTTCTGCGCTCCTCTGGTGTCTTAGCCTTGAGCAGAGCCTCGTAGTACCAAGTGGCTTGTCGCTTCTTCCTTCCGGTCTTTGAGCATACCCACTCCTTGTACTCGCCCTTCTCCACGATGTCTGTAGGGGTTAGCAGAGGTAGGTTCTTGAGCCATAAGCAAGTTGACTTACTCGCCTTGTCACCAAACATATATGGATGTACTATCTGATCGGGCTTCCGTATATGTGTACTTATTACACTTATAGGGTTCTCGATGGCTATCTTATCTATCGGAGCATCCATCAGCTTACGGACGAAATCCAAGGCTTCCGCCTGGTTTTTCCATCGCTCCTCATTCTTTGAGCCATCCTTGTTGTACAACCACCTCGCTCCACTCACCGCAAGGTATGTGCATGGGGGATGGGCAATCATCATGTCCCACCCCATGTCAATGACATCCCACACACTCTTTTGGAAGTGCCATTCGGGATGCCCTCCACTACAAGGCAGTAGGTCACAAGAGAATGCCTCGTGACCCTTTGCTCGTAGTTGTTTCGTTACTGCTTGGCTTTCCTCACAAGCTACAAGTATCTTCATTGTACTTCTATGTCTTCGTTAGGTTTGTATGCAATTTCACATATGTAGTGTTCGAGTCTGTTCACCCTTCGGTATCCGCTGAGGACAACAGTATCATTACCATTGTCCACGCTTACGAGTGTCCACACCTTACACTCTTTGACAAGCTTCTTGAATTCATCGAACGAGATGGTGTCTTGGCAGTTCGGATCCATGTCCTTGGGTCTGCACCACTCATCCTCTAGAGGCTTGTACTTGTCTATCCAATCCTCGTATTGCATCGCTCGATATATGTACTTCGGTTTTGTAGGCTTCATTCTATGTTAGTTTACTTGAGTTGAACCTAGAGAAGCTAATCTTAGCCCTCTCATATTGCATCTTACCATTGTGGTAGTATGCTTTCCAGATGTCACCCTCCTCCTCACCATGTCCCGTGACAATGAATAAGGTGTCGGGGTGCTTTGCGGAGTAGTGTTTCATATCACGGTCGCAATCGTACCACTTCTGGACATCACCCCATAGGTAGCCTTGTGGGTATTCCGAATACGATTCTATAGCCCTTTCGTGGCGTTCGGAGTCCATCTCATTGCCCACGGGTTTGCCGTCCTTCATCTTGCGAACTTGCAAGGTATGTTGTGTGTAGTATCCCATTAGTCTTCGTTTTTAGCGAACGTATAATCCCGATTCTCTGTGAGGCAGTGTGTAGTCAGCATCAAGGTCATCCCAATCGATAAGCTCCCACACCTCTTCGTCAAACTCAATGGTTGAGTCATCGTAGTCTCCATTTCTGAGGTTATGCTCAATCATGGATATGAAGTCGTACTCATCTCTGTAGATGCCACCCTCACAACCAAGGTGGATTTCGTAGCGTCCTTTTGACTTGTTCCACATCTCATCACCCTCACGCACATACATCTCATAGCCATCCTCTGACTCATCAGATCTGAACTGCGTGTTGCCCGACCAACTGCATGGTTGAACGGTGATGTTTCTCTTCTTTAGAAAGATTCCTTCATTCATTTGTTTGTTGTTTTAAGATTACTACTTCTACCCACCCCTTCTCGGAGTATTCAGGCTCTGCTATTGTTCCCTTTGGATGAGGATGGCATTCGCCATTCCCTAGCTTTTGACATAGCAGACCCGCAGCTCTCCAAAGCCCAGGCTCCGGCATTGGGTCGTGTTCGTCATCGTAATACACCTCACCACGACATTCGTACATATTGTTGTCCTCATCGTACTTGAAGGTGTAGCCATTTACTCTTTGCACCATACTCATTTGTTTTTTCTTATTACATATCCTCGGTCTGACATCGCTGACTTGAGAAGAGTTTCTAGTCGTTGCACCTTGATGTGCAGACTCTCGTTCTCCTCACGAAGCCTCTCTTCAGACCTTGAGAAATCCAACTTGAACTGCTCCAACTTCTCGTCTATCAGCTTCCCTTTGTAGTTGCTGATGTCATACGGAAAGTTGACATGAGTTGAGTATTTCGAACTCGCATACACATGGGCGAAGCCCTTGACAGACTTGTCTGTCCATTCAAATTTTGCCATTGTTGTTTGTTTTTGGCGGTTAAACTATCGTGTGAAGAGTATCTTTGAGTCACCCTCCCAATCTATCAATTCCATTGCTCCCCCATCGTTACCCTCGTCATCTCTCATCGGAATGAGGGATGCTCCGTTGTCTAGGCGGATTATAACTGGGTTGCTGTACCAACCGAAATTATCCATCTCGTCTTTTGTCATCCTTCGGATTTGGATAATCTTTCTGCCGACCAAGTCATCCTTGAACTGATCAGCACCCTTCAATGCATCCAACATTTGGGGCGTATGTTTAATCTCACTCATTTGTTGTTGTTTTTGGTTTACACTTCTATTACAAATCCGTTGTCAATACCTTGTTGCATAGATGTCTTACTGCCTTTGAATCGCAGTCCAATCACATACGCACCCTTGTTGTCTATCATAAGGTCATCCGATGTATCACCATCCAACACCTTGTATCCGTTCCACATCTTCGGAAGATTGCCCTTCTTCTGAACACCAAACACCACGCTAACTGGCGCACCAATCTTGAGTGCAGACATGGCATCGTCATGGTTGTCCTCTGCTCTGCTGAAGGTGATTCTGTACCTATCAGACCTATCGATATACTTGCGCACCTTGCCCACAATCTTTGTGTAATCGTAGAACACAAGGTGTGGGAACTCATCCAACACATCGACACCGAGTCTTCTGTTGATGATGCCAATGAAATCAAGATCGGATGTTCCGTTGAGTCGTACGGCTATCTGTTCACCTTTCTTCTCTGCCTTGCGGTTGAGCTTGATGAGTTCTGCATACAAATCCTCAGCAAACTTTTGCTTGTCTGAAAGGAATCGTTCTGTCTTTTTTATCCGTGCTGTCTGTACGCTGTTGAACGCACCACGCCCAGCCTTGTATAGACAAGCCAACGCACACCCTTCCGATGCCTTCGGGCAGATGTTTATGCCTTTGCTGTTCTGAATATGTGGGGCAAGGTACATGATGGCACTCGCCCTACTATTCTTCGCAGTCTTTGCATTCGTTGTGCCTACTGCTAATAGTTTTCCCATGTGTTCAGTGTTTCCAAATCATTATAGTTCCAGGGTCGTTCCATTCCCAATAGTATCCGTTGTCATCAGCTAACTTCTCCAAAGAATCATCAACTCCACGTCCATAGTAGTCGAAGAATGGGAAGTCGTAACATTCATCGGCAGCTATCCACAATCCGCTGTCATTTTCCATGTTGTCATCCTCCCATCGGTCGGAATCTCCATAGAACTCTTCTGCCGTTCCACAAACCTTGATGCCTTTCTTCTCTAAAAGTTCTGACATCTTACGAAGCGTTATCTGTTTCATTTGTTTGGGTATATAGGGTGGGGAATTTCAAATACATTGTTCCAAGCGTACATCCATTCGCTCAATGCCTCTTGACATTGGTTGAGGATGTCAACTTCCAGTTCGTACATCGCTCGTTCGCCTATAGCATTCGCATCCATGTGATCGTGCAGTTCTTCGAACGAATGACAATGGGACAAACCGTTGTCTTTGATTTCCTTCCACATCTCTTTCAAGATGGGAGCCATATCGATGGTGATTTCTGTATTTACTTTTGCCATGCTCTGGTTTTTATGGATTGATTAATTGTAATGCTCTTTCATTGTCCAAGAAATCTTGCACACTCTTTGAATCTTGCACGATTGGTATCAGTCTGCCCACTACATCTGCGCTCACCCATCCAAATTGATTTGTGCTGTCGATTGTTTCCCCATCCTTCTCTTGCCAAATCATTACTTCAGCATCGGGAGAGTGAACTCCATCTGCGAAATCGTACTGCCTCTTTATTGACACACCATTCTTATTGCGTCTATTCGTGCAATAATGCATCGAAGAGAACTGAACGGAAATCGTCATTCCGTTTTCGAATCGCATTGTGAAACCCGTACCCGTGTTCGATGTTAGCTGTGAATTTACCATGCTCTGGTTTTTATTTGTTTAGCTGATTCTCAATTTCCTCGATACGAGGCGCATTGTAGTCGCTCCTATCTTCCATTTGCTTCAACTCCAATTTCAACTGTACGCAAGTGAGAAGCGTACTCAAATACTCTAATGCCTCGCCCTCCTCTCCATCAGCATAAGGCAGTACATCCTCGGTGATGGTCTTGGCGAATATTTGCAAACATTTGTGTTCGCCTTGCGTTTCGTATATCTCAACGAAATCTTGAACCTCTTCTTTTAGGTTCGGGTATTTATTCGGATCCATGTTCTTGGATTTTGGTTACACACTAATTGAATGTCTGTCAAGCTTTGGCGGTTCGTAAAACCATCCGCACCCATTGTCACCACAGACAACGAGTTCCCATCCAACACGATACTCGTTTGTCGGATTCAGGCGCATGGAGAAACCTTCGTGCAGTTCGCATTCTTCATAAAAATCTGGCAGTTTCATTCTGAAGAAACGATCTACCTCCCATTCCAAATCCTTCAACGCATCTGCTTTCATGTCATCGCAATCATCAAGAAATGACACATCAATACGCAATATCATGTTGGGATGCTTTGTCCTCGATTCGGGCAGAAGGAATTCAACCCATTTCTTTTTCATTCTTTTTTCACGAATCATATTTCCTGGATTTTAGAATTCTTTTTCCCATAATTCTATTGCACTATCTTCCTTTCGCCTCTGTTCAAGTCGAGCATCCGAGCAGATGCTTTGAAACCAATCGATAGATGCATCCATCTCTTTCTCATCTACTCCCCATCTATACGCATGGACACCATCAATTTCGACATAGTACACATAGGTGAATGGATTGGTGGTTCGTCCATTGCCTTGCAGATGCCTACCTACAACTACCTTGCGTTTGCCATGCCACGGAAGATTTATCCATCCTTCAACCCTCTGGGCATAGTCATCTATGAAATCGTCATCGCTGATCCACTTTACATCTTTCAGCTTTGATGCGAATCCCTTTTTGAATTCGCTATCATCGAATGATACTTGATTCATGTTTATTCGGTTTTGATTAGTTCGTGTCGGGGGAATCGAACCCCCAAATGACAAGGACACCGCTGATTGGCGTATGCCCCTTTTGCACTCCTTAGAGCGAACCGATTCGGTTATTCTGTCATCGTAACCATACACACGACCATTGGCAACGCTACATTATTGTGGCGTACTCTCAAGATGTCAATAGACATCCTTTCAAGAGCGTACCGATTTTAGATATGCGCTACCAAAATTGGGATGTGCTTTTTTGTTGTGTTGTGTGTTGCCCACAAATGCGTCCGTCTTTCGTTAACCCAAAACCGTTGTTCGTATTTCGTCAAACCGAACGGACATAGTAGTGGGTGCGGAACTTTGCATCTGTGTTGATGTGGCGGTGTTTTGCACATTCCCAATAAAAAGCCCCACACAATTTGCATGGGGCGAGGATCACTGGTTTTTTTTTTACTCGTCAGTATCGAGCGTTGCGAACTCAGCCATCACGCCAAGCGCACAGAGGATGATTTCTTTCATCTCTGTTTTGGTGGGCAATTTCTTGCCCGACTTCGCCTTGATGAAGAATCCAATCTGACGAGCGAGGAAGTCGTTACACTTGACCACTTGTTCGCCATTATTGTACTCAAAGTAGAGAGCCTTGGAAGGCGAGAAACTCATGCGCTTCCCTACTTTTTCGAGCCGCTCGCACCAAGTACGCAATCTCAACAGCTTGTTGGCTGTCATCGCTGCGAACTTTTCGGAGTCGAACTCGGATAGTGTTGTGCCGTCACCGATAGCGTACTGCACATTGAATGTATCGACAATCTCACCTTGTGATTTGCCGATTTGATAGAACCGAATTGATGCCATGATTTTTCTTTTTAGGCGTTAGACTTCGGGTTAAAGGTTCGTTATTATGAAGGGATTCGAACCCTCGTAATGGCGCACCATAGCACCTCATAATAAAAAAGGGGGTACGGATTCGCACCCCCTTGGATTTGCCTTTTTATAGATGTATTGCCCTACCTATTCGCTAACGTGATTTCCCTTACTGAATTTTGTCCGCTCTATGGCGCAGTGAAGGATTCTGACCGCTTGGAAATTCACGCATTGAATTGAATCTCTTTGAAAGATTCCCGCAGTGGGTATTTTCGTCCGACAAGCTATGGCTATCAATCAGACGTACTTTTCCCCCATCTTTGGGTTTCGATTTTTGACCGATGGGACGAATCAGAACGCACGTTCCTATCGCAGTCCCATTACTCGGGTTGATTCGCACCCATCCTATGGTGGATGGTATACGCTGCTTACACTAACGCCGATAGCAGACATCGACACGGGTATATATCGTCTTCCCCGCACCCCGCAGCCAACACATAGGAATGTTATGTCTTCCCATGAACCATGCGCATACTATTACCTTCAGCGCATTCGTTGACCGATTCAGCACTCACCTTCTTAAGGGATATGTGCCTTGCTTATATGTGTTGTTCCGTTACTCTTATACGTTCATCATTTTCAACAGTACAAACATCCGACACGAATGTTAACTGAACGTTAAGCCAATGTTACCAAATTGTTAAGTTTGTAAAAGCCTGGGTTTCAAGCACTTACGCCTAACTGCCTGAAAATCAAGCATTTAGCCTTATATATATAATGGATGTTAATAAAATCAAATTTTTGACATATGCAAGTTTGTAAGAATATTCCCACAATCGTAACTACTTGATTCTCAGCGACTTCCGTTCTGGCGGCATATCTTTTTTTTTGAATACCCCACCACCATAGAAAGCCAAAAGCGCAGCAAATCGCATCCTATGGAGTCATGTCACAGCGATGACATACGCAACATTTGAAATGTTAAAATCTGGTTTTTTATGTTAAAGTTTATCCATGAAGGGAAAATCTGACAAAAAATAATTTGTAGGACATCTCTTACAAAATACTTGGGTGGGATTGTTGTAGTACTTTTCCTACAAACCACCAACGACAAAAAAATGTAAGAAAATTCCTACACCCAGAAATTTGTAGTATTTTTCCTACACAAATAAAATTGTCAGACAATTCCTACAAAAGCTTTCGATGTGAAAATTGTAGGAATATTCCTACGATCTCAGGCTTGTAATACTTTTCCTACAAATCAAAACGCTAAAAGTTTGTAAGAAAATTCCTACAAAAGCAAGGGCATGGGTTTTGTAATACAATTCCTACATCGATTTTTGGGCGGCGGCTAAATATATAATCCCACCCCTTCACATTTCTCACTCCTTCATATGTTGTAGAAAAACCAAAAGCAAGATTTTGGCTTAAAAAGAGTCTGTACAAAGCCCCAGGGAGTTTGAAAGCTTACAGATTCCCCATAAACAAAGAGAATTTACCGCAAAAAAAAGAATATAAGCCCTCCAAATCCTCACTTTGCACCCAATGCGAGCAATACTTTTGAATGATAATCTTGCGGAGGGGGAATGTAGACCCCTTGCAACACGATAGACACTCGATATGTGGAGGTAATGCTTAGTGCATTCAGATTACTTGGGCAAAGGTAGGGGTTATTTATGAGAAAGTCAAGGGGGAGGTGTAGAAATCATTGATTTAGTATTTTTGTGGCTGTAAATAACTCTAATGCAGGGGCGTTACCCAAACAACATGATTGTAAGCCTTAACCGATGGGACTTCTTCGATGAGCAGACGATTGGCAGTTTGATGATGGATGGAGAGATATTCTGCTACACGCTGGAGCTTCCTTGGAGAGAGAACAGGAAAAACATAAGCTGTATTCCTATTGGTGAGTATGAAGTGGAGAGGCGTACAAGTGAGAAGTATGGGGAGCATTTCCACATATTAGATGTGCCTGACAGGAGCTATATTCTGATACATTCGGGTAATTTTCACAACCAGATACGGGGGTGTGTGCTTGTAGGGGAGGAGTTGGCTGACATTAACAAAGATGGATTGCCAGATGTAACGAACAGTAAGAAGACAATGAAGATGTTGCTGGACAGATTACCAGAGACGTTCACGCTTCGTATTAGGGAATTTAAAGAGAGAGGGTGATGGCAAGCAGAAGCAAACAATACTACGACAAGAATCCAAAGGCAAAAAAGAAGAAGCTGAAATACGATTCCGAGTATCAGGACAATGACGAGCGTAGGGCATATCAAAGAGAACTGAAAAGGAAGAGGTATAGAGCTGCCAAGAGGGGGATGAAGATAGAGGGGCTTGACTACGACCACGCAACAAGGAGGTTTATTCCCCAATCACTTAACAGAGCTAAGAAATGAAATTAGGACTTGGACTTGATGTAAGAAAGGCATCAGCACCAGCTTTCAAGGGACTCCTTGATAAATTCACGGGAGCTGTAGCAGCATATTCCACAAGGAAGCTGACAGCCTCTCAGCCAAACACCCTCCCTGCTGACTACGGGGATGGAGCTGCTGCCGCCTATTCATTGAGGAAAGTGAAGGCTTCGTATTCAGGAAACTGCATTGACGTAAGGAGAAGCTCAGACGACACAACGTCCTCTATAGGATTCTCAGGGAATGAGCTTGACACCACGGCTCTGACCACTTTTGTTGGGGCGCAGAATCTTATCTACCCAAGTGAAGACTTTGGTGGTGCATCGTGGACGAAGCAAACGGGCATAACGGCAACCTCTAACACTTCGGAAACAACTGACCCGTTTGGGGGGAGTGGTGCAGCTAAAATTGTCAGCACCGATGCAACAAAGGGCTTTTACATTGGTGGATTGATTTTCCCCACTTCGAGCGATTTGATTCGTTCCATCTACCTCAAAGGGGCAGTCGGTGGAGAAACTGTAACCCTTAAAGACCCTTCGGGATATGGAGACTCTACTGTCGTGACATTAACAACTGAATGGCAGAGATTTACCCACTCAACAAGTGCGGGAATTACTGACGCCCAAGGCATTTTTGTGGATAACATACCTGTGGGGACGATTTACGCATTTGGGGCGCAATGTAACGAAGGCACAACTGCCGCAACTTACAACAAGACAACCACGGGCATCGGAGGAGACGGATTCGTCACCAAGTGGTATGACCAGTCAGGGAATGAGAATGATGCTACGCAAGGCACTGACAACGACCAACCTCAGATTGTTGATGCTGGCTCTACCATCCTTGAGAATGGGAAGCCTGCTATTCAGTTTGATGGGGTGGATGATTACTTTACGGGAGCAGCAAAGACTACGATAAACAACACGGCTATTTTTGCCGTTATTAAATCCGACTCCAATACACAAGATGCAACATTTATTCAAAACACGTTAGATGGCAGCAACCTTGTTGCTCTTGGGCTTGGTGGTCTTGGGACAAACAATGAAATCGGCTCGCGATTGAATGTAGGTGGCTCAACTATTGACAATCCAGGAGATAGCACATTCACGGCAACAGACCAAACGCTTGTGTCCTTCCTTGCAGACAATACCGCAGCGCAAATGTTTGTCGATGGAACAGAAGAAACAGATTCGGTAAGCTGCCGAGCTTCTAATTTAGGAACAGCCATAGGAGCGAGGGGAGACGGTTTATTTCCATTTGACGGAGCAATTCAAGAAATCATTCTCTACGATTCCGACCAATCAGACAACCGCCAAGACATTGAGTGGAACATAAACAACCACTACAACATTTACACAGACTCTTGGGACAAGCAGTCTGCCATGGAGGTGAGGAGAGCCATAGACAACGAGACAACGAACATTGGCTTTGTTGGAAAGGACTTGGACACAACAGCCCTTGAGACATTTGCTACAGAGTCCTCTCCAGTTCTTGATGACTACACAGGAGCAGCAGCAGCTTATTCTCTAAGAAAAGTACGGAGTGCATACACGGGCAGTGCTGTTAGGGTGCGGAGGTCTTCAGACGATGAGCTTCAAGACATTGGCTTCGATGCTAACGGGGACTTGGACACCACGGCTCTGACCACTTTTGTGAATGAGGATGTGAACACCTACTCTTCTGATTTTTCATCAGGCATTGATGGGTTGATTGAATCACGAGTAACCGCATCGAGTGTGGATGGTATAAGTGACGGGACAACCTCAAAAGATGATGTGCTTCAATCAGTTCTGACAAGTGGTTCAAATACTCATTATATATATAAAAACGGAACTTTTGACCTTTCCAATACTTACGATGTTTCCTTTGAGTACTACATACCAAGTGTAAGACCTGACGGAGTAACACCCCAAACAATAGATGGAATTGTAGTTCGGACAGGAACGGGGTCAGATGGTGCATATCCATTTAGTGTTCTTGATAGTTGGGAATCTGAAACAATTCAGAATTGGAGTCCAAGCACAAGCAATTTACTTTTGTTTGCAGCAGCCGTAGGTGAATTTATTGGCAGTATTGATGCCGATGGAGATGTGTATTACCTCAAAAACATTGTAGTCACCCAAACAACCGCAGACGGAGCGGTTACAACTTGGTACGACCAAAGCGGCAACGGCAACGATGCGACCAACTCCACCGAATCCGAGCAGCCTCTGATTGTGGACGGGGGGACATTGGTAGAGGAGAACGGCAAAGCGGCTATTGATTTCGATTACAACTCTTCCAATAATTTAAGCGCATCGCCTACGGATTGGAGCTTTGTAACAAGCTCGAACACTTCCATTTTTATGGTGATGAATTTGAACCAATACAATACCCCTCGTTCTGTTCTTTACAATATCTCAGGCGATGAGGTAAGTAGCGGACAAGGGGACAGCTTAGTGAGTATGGCGCGAAGCAACCAGTTGAGAATTGGATATTACGACAAGAGTGCTGGCAGTTGGACACCTACCCCAGATGGCTTTGGGGTCGGAATAGATGGATTTGCAGCTCAACAGAATTTAATTAGTTCTATTTACAACTCTTCGGGTGCTTTGGATAGCTATGCAAACAACACTATTTCAGGCAGCATTACTTCAAACCCCGAAGGTTCTATAACTGCAAACAAGTTCTTCATCGGCTCAAATTCGTCAGGCACGAACCCTATGGACGGCAACTTGCAGGAGTTCATAATTTTCAACTCTGACGAAACGAGCAACCGCACGGGCATCGAGGGGAACATCGGGCGTTACTACAACATTGATGGTTTTAGAGATGTGTTTGTCACCAAGTGGTATGACCAATCTGGAAACTTCAACCATGCCGAAAACAGCACCGACACACAGCAGCCTCAGATTGTGGACGGGGGCAGTGTGATTACAGAGGGAACAACGCCAAAGGCGGCTCTTGACTTTGATGGGGTGGATGATTTACTCGACATTGGGCAGTCAATTGACCTTTATAGCTTGGCTTCCGAGTGGTCTATTTTTATGGATACTAAAATTCAAGACTATTCATTACAATCATTCCAAAACGCAATAACAAACGATAGTTCTAATTCAAGTCCAGACGTACCTATGCGTATAATGTTTAGAGATGACAATAACTTATACTTTACAGTAAATGGTACAACTACGACAGAAACACTTGCTTCAGCAACACAAAGAAGTTTAATTGGTTGTATCAAAAGAAGTAGTGATGTAGTTATAAGTATCAACGGCTCATCTACGACTGGCACAAAAGGTTCAATAGATTTTACGAGTGGGTTAGAAAACACAGTTATTGGGAATTCTCCAAATGGCACATCTCGTCCAGCTAAACTTAAAACTGCTGAATTAATAATCTACGATTCCGACCAAAGCACCAACCGAACGGACATAGAAAGCAACATAAACAAACACTTCAAAATCTACGAATAATGAGAACACGCACATACTACATCGGCACAGAGGAAGAGTGCATCGCATACGACCAGAAGGTGACAGCCACCAAGAACTATGACGGGGTGTCAACGAAAAACTGGGCAAACCCAAAGCCACACCCTACGGACGAATACTTTGCCATCGTAGCCTGTGGGGGTGTAGAGCCTGACGAGGAGAGCAGCCTTCAGTTTGTTGAGGCACTCGGAGAGGACTGGTTTGCTACTGAGGAGCTTCCGTAGCCACTCCGTACTTCCTGTTCAAACTCTGTAGCACGTTGTAGTAGTCCTGCACGAGCTGCCTCGCCCGTGCCGTTATCATAAACCTACGGTTGCGGAAGTTTTCTTTGAAGAAGTGGCGTTCTTCGTCATCTCCTCTTTCAACGATTTGGATATACTGCTTCTCAAGGAGGGGTTCAATATACTTCTCCATGTATGAGGTGCGCCTCACCCCTTGTGACATCAGCACCTCCGCTATGTATGGGAGGTAGAAAAACTGTAGGTCGTAGACAAGGAGAAGGAATGCAAGCTGGTACTTTGTGATGTCATACCTGTCCAGTATTACGTCCTCTGCCAATATTCCACACTTCATGTAGTTGTCCTTGAGCCAGTATGTCTTCTGGTGGAGGTGTGTTCTCCCCAGCTTGGTTTTGGGTATCCTTTTCTTAGGCATAGATAGATTAAATTTGCACTTACCACAAATTTAGTGAAATGGCAACATTAGCTGGAACAAAAGTAAAGGATAAGTACGGAAACCTCCTACAAGTAAACGGAGGTGTGGACGGCACTCTCAAAACAGTTGAGGGTGGTGATGGTGCTTCTACAGCCTTGAAACTTTCCTCTACAGAAGTGGAGCTTCCTTCCACAGGCACTAAGTTTAGTGGTGCGCCAGCAGGGTCTTCCACCGAGCTTACGATGCTTATGCTGAATGGCAGTAATCAGGTGGTGAGACGGGAGCTTGACTCATCTCTCTCTGGAGACATAAACTTTGACTCAGGCTGGCAAGACTTTCAGATAAACGCAAGCACAGGGACGGCAAGCACATACTACGGACTGAATTACGCCACTGCTGCTGGCATCAACAACGACCTCCAGTATAGGGTGATAAACAGAACTGTTCACCTGAAGGGCGACCTTTACATACCTCTTGATGCAGACGGCACGTCTGGAACAGGAGCTTTAGCCACCACCGTTGCTGACAATCAACTATACAACAGGGGTACGGTACACACTGCAAGTGGATGGACAGCATCTGGGGGCGAGGTGGTGAGTCCTCATATATTTAACGAAGACACCCTCTCCCTGAACATGACCGAGCAGGACTTGAGGATGTGGATTCCATACCAAAGGACAATAACCGAAACCAGTGACGCAACGGGTGACACCATCGGTTACTGTACATTCGGGTGCATCACCATAGACTCAGACTTCAAGCTCAGGCTAAGGAGCTTCTACTACTATTCCTCTGGAGATGCTCACGTTATAAACCCCATAGTTGAGCTTCTGCCGAGATTTAGGAGTGGTGCGCCATTTTTAAGCTACGACAACTATTATACAGATGCTTCTGGTGGTTCTGATGAGAGGACAGTGGAGGTTCACGATGTAAATGCCGCCATCAACTTCGATGGAAGGGGCGTGAGTGATGCAACGCACACTGGGGCTGGAAATGGTGTGAAGGGATGGGGTGGACTCCGTGTCACTCTTGACGGACTGCAATTTCAATTAGATTCATCAAACACGATTGATGCGATAAGCAGTGTGCTTTCGTCTCAATAAATTAAATTCAAATACATGGACGAAGAAACAGTAAAGGGGATACAAACCCACATGAGGGCTATTGAGGAGATAGTAAGCGAGAAATGCCCAGAGGCTCAGTATATGTTCACCGTCCAGATGGACAGTGAAAAGCAGGACGAGTCGATGGACGTATTCTACGGAGTGAGAGCAGACACCACATCCGACCTCATCGAAATGTTTGAGAACATCTTCGAGCTTGTGTGTGCAGAAAATCCAAACCCAGAGAAGTTCAAGAGCTTCC